TTGCAGCTGCATAGTTGCGCAGTGATTGGGGTGAACCACTGTATGGGTCCATGCCGCCAGCTGCGGCGCGTGCAGTTACTGTTGAGATGTTCTGGCGGGTGCGGCGTAAGACCTCAAGCCCTTGCTGGCGATACTGAAGCTCTGCCTGCTTGCCCTTCAGCTCTGCTTGCTTTGACTGTGCTTGGTACGCACGCGCCTGCTGGCGACCTGCTTGCATTTGACCAATCGCACTGACAGCAGAAAACGCTGCACTTGCGACCTGCAATGTCGACATACCTGCTGTTGCTGCTGCTACAAATGCCATGTTACTGCCCCGCGGATATCTTGTAGTCGAGTGCCAAGATGTTCATCTGTAGTGGCACTGTCTGACTGATTGTGATTTTACCCTCGTTTACAAAGCCTAAAAGAGGTCCAGATGTTTTTATACCAGTGAATGGCTGAATCGGAATGTCTAGGTTGTCTTCACCGAACTGCCGGAAGGCGACCTGCTCACCGTTGATGGTGACTGAAAACGACTCAAAGTGTTCTGAGTTGATTTCTAAAATGCGCTTTTTAAAAGCACGCAAAGGTCCTGATGCTAAACGCGGCTCAACAGGAAGCGTCACAACCAAAGGCGAGTAATTAAGCCCTACTTGATAACTGGTCGTTGCCGCTGTGCTTAGTGTGATTTCGCCGCTGCTGACAGTCTTGTCTGCTTCAACAATGCCATCACGAATCGCCTTGACCTCTTCACCTTCTAAGAACGACAGCCCGGTAATCGTTGAGCCGGTTGTTCCCTTGACGGCGCAATCAAGCGTCAGCGTGTCGTCAAATAGCTCAACGTAGTACGCATCGCTGCCGTTGATGTTTCGCTTGGTCACGACGTAAGTGTCTGAGATATCGACGCCGACCGAAATAAAATCACCGTTGGTTGTCCACTCTGTAGGCGCGACCACTTCCTCTGCGCGGAGCAATGTGTAGCACGCAATCGAGCCATCTTCTTCGTTGACGATTAATAAGCGGTTGCCCTCATTGGTTGATGTCGCATTGCGCACTGCCATCTCTTTGGGGGATTTGAGCAGATGCGACGACAGCAGAGAGATTTTTGTGGTGACATAGCCGTTGACTGTGTCGCTGAATAAGAACTCAGAAAGCGCCTTACCTTGGCGCTGCACAAACACCGTCGCACCATCAACATTGACAACCCGAACCCCTGGTCGAGATCCGTTGGATGTCTGCTCTTGCACCGCAATGTTGCTTGGTGTGATTGGGTCGCCCAGCGTTTGAGGAATATAGAACTCAGCGCCTGTGGTGAAGATCTGTAGGTTACGACCAGCGTATAAATCAATGATTGCGTTGAAGCGGCCAGTGTCAAGCGTCACCTCGATTGCAGCGTCGTCAAGCGCTTCACCAGGGTCAAAGTCAAAAAAGTCACCCACCCGACTGCCCCACAGTGTAGAGGGCCGAGATGATGCGCCACCAAAATACAGACGCCCATCATAAAACACTGCCGACCTTGGCCAGCCTCGAGCTGATGACCAGGTATCTTCATACCCAGATTCCAAGTCATAGTCGCCTGAGCTGATTGTGCTGTCGTCAAACAGCGGCACCTCAGCATAGGCCTTGACCTCTGTGCCGCTTGTAAAGCTAACAATGCGCAGCCGCCCTTGTGGCGATACGTTGATATACTGATCCACATCGCTTGCACTAAATATGCTTGATGAAGCGGTCAGCGTAATATTGCCATCCTTGATGACATCATCGGTGATCTTTGGAACGTCTAAGTAATCATCACCGGAACCATTGATGTTTGTTATGTGCACGCCGTCCTTAAAAACGTACATGCGCTGATTGACGAAAACCAGCATGTAGCTGTCGTTGACCGAGAACTCAAAGTGCACCATGCGCACAGCATCAGCAGCTGATGCCGGCAACTCTGTAATAAATCGCGTGCCATCCCGACGCTCAATCCCGCCTTGTGGCTGCACTACAATGTTCTGCGCAGTCTCCATGCCGTTGTAGTATTGGTTTAAATCAATGCGAGCACGCAGCTTCGGGTCAAGCTCACCTGACGTGAAGTTGGTCTGTACCCGAATGATTCGACTCATTAGAAGCGCACCGCAGTTAACGTATAGTCCTCAATCGCGTCGACTGAGTTAGACGATCCGTCAATGGTGGTCGCCTGACGGAAATAGCCACCGCGTCGGTTTTCGCTTGGTGTGCCAAATGCCTTGCGATCAAAGTAGTCTGCCTTGGTGATCTGGTCTGTCACCGTCTCTGCAATCTCAGCCGCCATCGCGTATTTAAGAAGCTGTACAAAATAGGTAGGTAAAGCCGACTCATTAGGTGAAAACTGATAATCAACAATGACGGTCTCTTCGCTTGAGTCGAGCTTGTCGCCCTGGATCTCCCAGCCGTACTGGATCGGAGCGACGCCGGTTGCGGTTGAGTTATAAACTGCTCGCACACCTGCGATGCGATCGCCGGGTAATGCGTATTGGTACTTCCACTCATTGACTGGGGTCGATGTTAGACGTGCTAGCTGCAATTTCTTAAATGACCAAGACCAAGGGTATGAAGCAATAATTGAATCTTTAAGGTCGTCGTACAAACGGTCACAGATCTGAGCTGCGTCAGTACCTTCCGAAAACGACGAAAGAGGCGATGCCCCTAGCAGAATAAGTGCGTCCGAACAGATGGACAGTTTGGTGTCACCGGATGCCATGTGCCTCTCCTAGGAAATAGCCCCCTTGCGGGGGCCATCCATTTTAGGTGTCAGTAACAGTTAATGCAGTTGCATTACCTGTGTCGACCACAGTGCCTGTGTTTGAAAGCACAACCAAGAAGCTCGCTGTTGGGACGCTTGAGTCCCAGACATAGATCACGTCACCGACTTTTACAATGTCAGCCACTTCATTGAAGTAGCCCTCATCATCGATGTCCGCAATCGCGTCAGCAGTAGGCGCCACATATGAAAACATTTGTGGTGCATTGCCTGCCTTTGCCTGCCCGCCGATTGGTTGGAAGCTCGCTTTTTCAAAAGACATTACTCAATCCTCCTTATGATTCACGGCAAGTGATCTTGACGATACCTTCGTCATCGATCGCTACCGCACCAGCTGAGAACATTGACGCAACCAGGAAAGAAGTCTTCTCTGGGATGTAGTCAACGCGTGAAGTCTGGCCCATACCGATGCCAAGACCCAAAGCGTCACGATGGAACGCGTAGAGAGTCCGGTCGTCAGAACCGTCAATTGGCAAACCACCTTCGTCACGATCACCGAACGTGATGAAACGGAAGCCCATGTAAGTATTAACTTCACCCATAACCAATGCTTTCACAGAGTTGAAGTCTGAAGAAGTCACTTCAGTCTCACCCAAGAGTGACTGCAATGAGTTGGCGTGAAGAAGGATGGTACGTCCTTCCATTGGCACGTTGTTTGTGTCGAGCAGATTCTTTGCCTCGCGCAACTTAGTCACGTTGAGGTTTGAGTCTGTTCCACCAACGTCGTTAGAGACCGTTGCAGATGTGCCAGACGCATCAAGTGCATCCAAGCATACTTGGTCCATGCGACGTGCGATTGCGCCAGATACAACCTGTACAAGCTCTTGACGCTCGTTAAAGTTGACCTTCTGCTGGTTGAAAATGTCTGAGTATTCCGCAGCAATGTAGTCTTCCATTGTCGCAGTGACCTGTGAGTAGGACACGTTGAGTGGAGTCACATCTGTCTGTGGGACGCGAATAGTTGCTGATCCCTTACCAATCTTAGGGAACTTAACTGTAGAACCTTCTACACCTGCACGCTCGCGGGTAACACCAGCCAAGAGACGCTGTCCTTGGTACGCCTGTTTTACCTCTGAGTCGAACAAGGTGACAAAGGCATTTGAAATTTGTACTGCCATTGTACTTTCTCCAATCAAAATTTAATTTAAGGGTAAAACCTGTGACGGTTGTCCGTGGTGGGCCGCAGTATCAGGTGGCCGGCTCAGGAATCTGAGTTGTCGGTTGATTGAAATATATCAGGTTTT